GGTTTATCTTCAGTTACCAGAGCACAAGCTATGCAAGTGCCCTCATTAGCCAGAGCTAGAGGAATTATTTGTAACACAATCGGATCATTACCTCTAGTTGGGAGAGCTAGTGGTGTGGTCTGAATTCTCGGGGTTGAGTTTCCTAAGATCGTCAAGAGTATCTTCACCCACTTCTAATTGTGGTTTTTCTTTACGCCCAAACAAACTCAGCCCATATTTATCTAAACCAGATTGTAGTTGTGCTAAGTATTTGATTTCTTCCATAGGTTTAAGTAAACCTGAGTCCAGAACACCTGCAATACAAAACAAAACTGCTACACCTGCAAGGTCTTTATTTGTGGGACGAAGAATTACAGATAGCCTCTAGCCAGTCCAGAGATTTATCGTTAGAAACTTTTAGAAAAGTTGTTGAGGTTATAGAAAACTATGACTGGTTACGCAAAAAAGTAAGACATGTTACAAGGGCAAATGGACGCGAAGAGGTTATGCTAAAAAATGGCATGCGTTACAAAATCGTATCATCAAACAGCGGTGGCGCACGTGGTTTATCTTGCGACCTTGTAGTACTAGACGAATTACGACAACAAAAAACTTACGACGCTTACTCAGCACTTGTGATGACGACTAACGCCCGCCCTAATTCGCAATTCATTTCAATCAGTAATGCAGGAGACCATTCCTCAATAGTGCTTAATGCCATGCGACAAAGAGCTTTAGACAAAATAGAAAAAAACCTAGATGATCCATTATGTTTTATGGAATGGTCAGCTAGTTCTGAAAGAAAACTAAACGACATAGAAGGTTGGAAAGAAGCAAACCCAGCATTAGGCAGAACAATTACAGTAGACGCAATTAAAGCCAGATTAAGTGACCCGCCAGAAATATTTATGACAGAGGTATTATGCAGGTGGGTTGAAACAATGAATTCAGCGTGGGAAATCGGGTCTTGGAATTCTTGTATGCAACCAAACCTAATACTTACCCCCGACAGACCAACTTGGCTAGGTGTAGAGATAAGTCCTGAAAGAAACTCTTGGGCTTTAACAGGAACACAAATACTAGAAGACAAAACAATAGCTGTTGGGCTAATGGAATACCAAGACCAAGACAACCCAATAGATGATTTATATATTGCAGGTCGCATAGCAGAGTGGGCAAAGCATTACAACGCTGAAGAAGTAATTGCTAACAGATTTACAGGTGATTCAGTAGTAGCTAAACTTAAACAAGCTGGCATAAACGCAAACGTAATTAAAGGCTCAGATTATTACGTTAATTGTGATCAAGTGCTTAGTGCTATGTCAGGTGGACGCCTTGCACATAGTAATCAACCAGAATTATCTGCAAGTGTTAATAGTTGCATAAAAAAAAGTAACGAAACAGGTGCTTGGTATGTGATGAGACGCAAACCTTCAACAGCAGCTATCTCAATGATACTTGCAATAGGTAAAGCAGAACAATACGGCTCAAGGTCACAAAACCAAGACATTGTAGTAGCATAACGGCTTGACTATTATAACGATTTAGTAAAGAATTAGAAGTTATGGGCTTCCTACAAAATCTTCTAGGTGTAAAGCCACAAGACAACGTCAATAAAGTAGACGCAGCAGTAGCCCCATACAATTATCAACAATACGCACAACCTTTTGATTATTTTGGTTTATCTTCAGTTACCAGAGCACAAGCTATGCAAGTGCCCTCATTAGCTAGGGCTAGAGGAATTATTTGTAACACAATCGGATCATTACCTTTAGAAGTTAGACGCGAGTCAAATAATTCTAAAGTTCCAACTCCACCTTTTATTAAACAACCTGACCCAAGAATGACTGGACAATCTGTATATACATTTTTAGCCGAAGATATTTTGTTTACAGGTCAAGGTTATATGCGAATACTTGAACTAGGTTCAGACGGAAGACCTTTAAGTGCAGAGTGGATTTCTGTAAGTCGTGTTACAAGAACACTTGACGCGCTTGGACACAATGTACGATATTACAGCGTAGACGGCAACAGAATACCTGATACAGGTTTAGGTTCACTTATTCCGTTTACCGGATTTGATGAAGGATTACTTGTAAGAGCAGGAACAACAATACTTACAGCACTTGCATTAGAAAAGGCAGTTAAAAGATTTGCAGATGAACCAACCCCTAACGTGGTATTAAAATCTAACTTGCCTATGCCTGCTGAAAGAGTTACAGCCCTACTTAATTCATGGAAAGAAGCCAGACAAACACGCGGCACAGCTTTTGTAAACGACACCATAGATTTTGAAAGCATAGGTTTTAGCCCAGAACAATTAACGCTAAATTCAGCTCGTCAATATATGGCCTCAGAAATAGCGCGTGCCTGCAATCTTCCAGAATATTATGTAGGGGGTAACGCAGCTGGTTCAATGACTTATTCAAATGTCACAGCTGAAAGAAGAAGCCTAATAGATTTTTCTTTAAAACCTTTAATGACATGTATTACACAAAGATTAAGCGACAACGATATTACACCACGCGGATCTATAGTAAAATTTGATTTGGAAGAATTTTATAGTCCAAGCGCATTAGAACGCGCTGACATATATCAAAAACTTATCCCACTAGGAGTTATGACAATTAGTGAGGCAAGAGAAAGGGAAGACTTAATAAATGAATAATTTTATTACGTTCTCAACGGACATTATTGCAGCCAATTCTTCAAAAAGAGAATTAACTGGAGTTATTGTTCCTTTCAATGAAGTCGGTCACACAAATATGGGCGACGTTGTTTTTAGACAAGGCTCATTAAAAATCGGTGAAGGTATTAAACTTTTTATCGAGCATGATATGACCCGACCTATTGGAAAGCTAGCAAGCTATAAAGAAGATGATGAAAAAATAATTGGTACATTCAAAATCGCACGAACAAACTCAGGAGACGACGCATTAGCCGAAGCACAAGAAGGTTTACGGACCGGATTTAGTGTAGGCGCTATGATAGATGATTACGTCACTAAAGGTGAACAAGTAATTGTTAATTTAGCAACTTTAAAAGAAGTTTCACACGTCACATTTCCCGCGTTTGGCGAGAACGCACAAATAACCGAAGTGGCTGCAACCGCAGACATTTTACAACCAACAGAAAGTGAGGAAACTATCGTGACAAACGAAGTTACCCCCGAAGTAGTAGAGGAAGTTACAGCTCAAGTTGTAGCCCCTGCTGTTGAAGCCCAAGAACGCAACATGCGTCCGGCAATCTTCACAGCTCCAAGAAGCCCAATTAATTCAAAGGCTTCTTATTTAGAACACAACATACGTGCAGCACTTGGAAACGAAGATAGCCGTCAATATGTAATGGCAGCTGACACAACTGGCAACAACGCAGCCTTTATTCCAACACCACAATCAACTGAAATCATTAACGGAATTGCTAATGCAGAACGCGGTTGTATAGATTCGATTTCAAAGGGGACATTACCAAATGCTGGTATGACTTTTGAAATTCCTAAGATAACCACTGCACCTACAGCAGCTGAAGTGGGTGAAGGTAATGCTATGTCAGAAACAGACACAGCTTCATCTTTTGTTTCTATAAATATTAAAAAATTTGGTGGACAACAAACATTTTCTGTAGAGCTTTTGGACAGATCCTCACCAGTATTTTTTGATGAACTTGTGCGACAAATGGAATATGCGTACGCAAAGACAACAGATGATTTTGTTAAAGAAACATTAAAAAACAACGCTAACGCAAACGCAACAGCCACCGCTAACACAGCAGCTGGTTTGCTAGCCTTCGTTTCATCTGCCTCAGCCAACGTTTACAAAAACTCATTAGGTTTTGCTCAAAATCTTTTAGTATCACCTGAGCAATGGGCAAACATTATGGGTTACAACGATAATGGCAGACCAATTTATACCGCTTCAAATCCTATGAATGCTGGTGGTGCAGTTTCACCACAATCATTACGCGGAAACGTTGCAGGATTAAATCTATTTGTATCTCGCTCAATTGACGCAGTAGCAGCAGATAAATCCATGTATGTAATTAACCCAGAAGGTTACACTTGGTACGAAAGCCCACGTTTGAGCTTACGCACTAACGTAATCAACACAGGACAAATTGACGTAAATTATTACGGCTATGGTGCTTGTGCGGTTAAAATTGCAAATTCAGCTGAAGCGTTTAACTTCACCTAAATCGGCATAAATTAAACGTGTGGGTGGTTCGCCCCTGTACCACCCACACCCTTAAAGAAAGAAAGGCAAAATGCCAGTATTAGTTTCAGCAGCAGAGTTAAGAGCTGTACTTGGCGTTAGCAATTCTTTATATTCAGACGCACAACTTGAAAGCATTATAGAAACAGCCGAAGACGCTATAGGTGATTTTCTTGTACAACATAAAGTAGCCATTGATAAACAAAAATCAGAAAGTGCTATATTAACAACTTTACATTCAACACAACCCCACAAATTTTTTGAAGGTCAAACCATAACTATTTCAGGTGTTACAGGTCATAACGGATCTAAAGTAATTGATTCTATTATTGATGATTACACTTTTAAAATAACAACAACAGGCGCAACTATTCACGACGAATATCGTTTTAGTATTCCAAACGGACTAGCTGTAGTTAATAGCCTTTCACAATACAACGGCATAGACGCTGTTGAAGAAGCCGTTTTACAAATATCTACAGACGTGTTTCAATCCAGACTTTCAATATCAGGAAGTTCCCAAGCTCTAGATTTTACCCCAGCCCCATATCGCATGGGTCGCACACTACTTTACAAAGTAACAGGCTTAATAAGTAAATATATTGACACAAATAGTCAAGTAGGTTAATTGTGCCTTTAAGTACTTTACGCGCAGACCTAAAAACAGCCATAACCTCAAACACAAACTATTCAGCCTACGATCATGTGCCAGAAATTATTATTCCGCCCGCAGCATTTCTTTTGGCTAGTGACCCATACCTTGAACCTATGGTTATTGGCAATAGCAAAAACTATTACGTAAGACTAACATTAGAAGTTGTTAGTACCACGTATTCAAACCCAAGCGCGCTAACAAACTTGGAAGAAGATATAGAAACTATTTTAGGACTTATTCCGACTAATTTTATTATTTTATCGGTAAGTAGCCCTAAAATTAGAAGCACAAATAACACCGATTTATTGTGTGCAGAAATACAACTACAAACAGCCTACACAGGCTAAGGAAGGTAAGAAAATGGCAACAACAGTTTTAAGTGGTCGTAGTTTAACTTTAACTATTGCCACAGTTGCATACAGCGAACAAATTTTAGATTCCGCTATCAATTTTGATACCGAGCGTTTAACTTTTGACACTCTTGCAGGTAAAGCATATAAGTACATAGATTCCAACGTTACTTTAGATTTAACATTTTTAAACGACGCTGGTAAAACAAGTCCAGGAAGTTTATACAAAGCATTATGGGACGCAACAGAAAGCGCACCTGATACAACTCTTGCTTTTGTTTTAAGTTTAAATACTGGAATAACTTTGACTGGCGCAGTATTGCCGCAGTACGCTGGCGTATCTGCTTCAGGTTCAGACGCACAAACTTGTACAGTATCTCTACAAGTTGTAGGAATACCAGTAGAAGACCTAACAACCTAATAATTACAAACAAAGAACAGGGGCACACAAATGCTTAAATTAAAGATACGTTGGGAATTAGAAACAGGTGAAGTTTATGAAGAATGGACTAGACCTAATGAACTTGCCCAAGCAGAAAAAGAACTTTATAACAATCGTTCAATCATTAAAATACTTAGCGAGGAAAGCAGTCCAAGCAATCAATGTCTTTTATTCTTGGGTCACAAAATTCAACAACGTGTTACTAAAAAAATTGAGAACTTTGAAACATGGAAACCTAAAGTCACCGATATTGCAGCTGTTGATTTTGAGACAGCAAATTTTACCAAGCCCGAAGCGTCGGGCGCATAGCAGTCGAGTTGGCAATAGCCACAGGTATTTCACCCGACTATTGGTTAAATGCAGATCCAGATATGTGGGCTACCGCTATAGACGTATTAAACGAGCGCGCTAATGGCTAAAGCAATTAGTCTTGTCCCAGTTGATAGAGAGTATCGTGGTTTACTTCGTACGTTTAGTAAAATGAATGATATTGCTAAAAAAGATATGCAAGATATTGCAAGGGCTTTAGCTGAGCGTGGTGGTAATTATACTAAAGGTGCAGCTAGTCGCGCACCATATAATTCTAAACAGGCTTTGGCAGTTGCTCAATCTATTATTATTTCCAAGTCAGATAAAGCACCTTCTTTTAGTATCGGTGGTAAAAGTAAAGTTGGGTCTAGTGCTTTTAGTGCTGGCTATGTGATAATGGGTAATGAATTTGGATCTAAACAGTTTAAGCAATTTCCTAAACGTTCACCTTCTATGGGTAGAGGTAATCGTGGGTGGTGGCTGTATCCTGCTATGGCTAGATTTCAACCGACTATTGCACAAGAATGGTTAAAAGGTTATGAACGTATTAGAGACGCTTGGAAAGGTTCAATTTAATGGCTGACATTAGGACACTTAAACTTGCGCTTCTCGCTGACACAAAAGATTTTATTGCAGGGTTAGATAAAGCCGATAAAGAGACCCGCTCTTTTACAAACAAACTTGACGACGCATTAAAAGTAGGTGCTGCTGCATTTTTAGCAGTTGGCGCAGCTGCCGCAACTATGGCAGTAAAAATAGGTGTAGACGCTGTTAAAGCAGCTATTGAAGATGAGAAAGCCCAAGTCTCACTTGCCAAAACTTTACAAAACACAACTAAAGCAACAGACCAACAAATTGCAGCAGTAGAAGATTACATTGACAAAACAGCTAGAGCCACAGGTGTAACAGACGACCAATTACGTCCAAGCCTTGACAGACTTATTAGATCAACAGGTGACGTCACTAAAGCACAAAAACTGCAAACACTTGCGCTTGATATTGCTGGCGGCACAGGAAAAGATTTAGCCACAATTACTGAAGGATTATCAAAACTTTATGACGGAAACTTTTCTGCATTAAAACGTTTAGGTGTCCCTTTAGACGACACTATTGTAAAAAATAAAGATTTAGACGCTGCCTTAAAAGTATTATCTGAAACGTTTGCAGGACAAGCCGACGCCGCCGCTAACACGTTTGCGGGTCGCATGGCTCGTATTAGCGTTGCCGTTGATGAAGCTAAAGAACAAATAGGGTTTGCTTTACTTCCAATACTTGAAAAGTTTGCAACAGTAATTACAGATACACTTTTGCCAGTCATTGAACAACTTGTGAATGGTTTAACAGGTGCAGGAACAGAATCATTAAAACGAGCGTTTTATGATGTTGGAACTGGCACAGTAACGTTTCAAACTGACTTAAATAGTGCACAAGGTTCAGCATATTTGTTAGGTGAGGAACTTAGAAAAGTTGCTATAAAAGTTGGCGATTTTGTTGCACAATTAACAGGTGCGGCTAACGACAAAGGCTTACAAGGTTTTCTAGACAAAATACTTTCAATTATAGACGCCATAGAAGGTGCTATAAGTGCTTACAATCGTTTACCTGACATTGGCAAACTACTCGTAAACCCTGCACCACAACTATTAAGCCTTACCCCAGCCGTCAAACAAGCTACAGGAACAGTTGTAAATATTGTAAACAATGTTAAAGGCGCATTAGATCCGCAAGGTGTGGCAAGACAAATAACTAAAGTACAAAACACAGCGTTACAAACGACAGGAATAAAGCCATTTAACTTTGGGTTCAGATAACCCATGACGATTTACACACCCACATTCAAAATAACAATAGCGGGAACTGAATACACTAACGACGTTTTAAGTGAAGCAACTATAACTTCAGGGCGCAACGATTTTTTTCAACCGACACAACCTAGCTACTGCAACCTTGAACTTATTAACTTGTCAGGCACAAGCCCAGCCATACAATTGTTGGATGTAGTAAATATCCAAGTAAAAAATACTTCTAACACTTTTGTGGATTTGTTTACAGGTGAAGTTTCAAGTGTGCAAAACACTTTACAAGGTGCGGGTGCTAACGACCAATACGCAAACACAGTACAAATTCAAGCTATAGGTTCTCTTGGTTTATTGGTTAAACGTTATGCCGGATCTGTTGCTTACCCGCAAGAATTTGACGGACAAAGAATAGAACGCATTTTGGAAGAAACCCTTTATGTTGCTTGGGAAGATTTAAGTGCTATTGAAACTTGGAACGATATTGACCCAGCTGTAGCTTGGGAAGATTATGGTGTGCAAGGCATAGATGTTATCGATAACGGACGTTATGAGGTGTTGGCGCGTGCAATACAAGTTGAGCAAGCTAACGAGATAACAGATGTTACAGCGACAACAGGTTTGGGTTATTTATATGAAACAGGTGCGGGTGATATTGGTTACGCGGACGCTGAAAGAAGAAGTTTACAATATGGTACTAACACAATAGCAATAGACGCAGACATACTCACAAGCACAGGTTTTACCACACGTTTACAAACAACAGACATTATCAATAGCGTAGTTATCCAATACAATGACCCAATAGCCGAAGAAGCAGCCGAGAACGATACAAGCATAGATACTTATGGTTTACTTCAACAAATTGTGCCAACGATTTTGGCTGAAGAATTAGACGCCGAAGAACAAGCTGCTAGAACAGTTGCCCTACGTGGTTTACCTAAAGTTTCTTTAGACTCTGTTGCATTAAACCTTTCTAACCCAAATATCACTAATGCCATTAGGGACGATTTTTTAAGTGTTTCTATGGACACACTTGTAGCAATTACTAATATTCCTACAGGCATTATTACTTCAGGGGTATTTGAAGGCTTTTGTGAAGCGTGGACTTGGACACTATCTAAAAACAGTTTAGACTTGGATCTACAAATATCTAACTCAATCTATAGTTCTCTTGATGTGCAATGGGAAGACTATAATCCTTTGACCCAATGGCAGAATTTGGCTAGTGATTTGACTTGGCTTGACGTTGCTTGAGAAAAGGATAAACTAGATACCATGCCTACAACTACAAATTTTGGTTGGACAACACCTGCCGACACAGCTTTGGTTAAAGACGGCGCTGCTGCCATAAGAACTTTAGGTTCTGGAATAGATACTTCTTTTGTTGATTTCAAAGGTGGCACAACCGGTCAAGTATTAAAAAAGACTTCTGGTACTGATTTAGATGTTGAATGGGGCACAGCTTCTTCAGGTTTGACACTAATTAACACCACTAGTTTTAGTGCAGTAGCCAGTCAATCATTTAACAGTGTATTTAGTGCAACTTATGACAATTATAGAATTATTTATGTTGGAACTTCCACAGTTCAAAATGCAATAAATTTAAGATTAAGAGTAAGTGGGACAGATAATTCAAGTTCAAATTACAATTCTCAAAGAATTTCGGGCTCTTCAACTACAGTCGCTGGATTAAGGCAAACTGCTCAAACTTCAGCATCTATCGGAGTCATTACTGATAACCAGTCAATAGTTACTATTGATATAGCAAATCCATTTTTAAGTGTACGAACTCCACTAAATTCTCAAAGTTGTTCATCATCAACAGCAAATATTGAATATTTTTCTCACGTGGCTTTTCACGCAGTAGATTCTTCTTTTGATGGTTTTACTTTTTCTGTTGCTTCTGGAACAATGACTGGAACAGTTACAATTTATGGATTTGCCAAATAAAGGATAAATTATGACAAAAAAAGATGAAGCAATTTTTATTGGCGTTAATGACAAACGCATTGAATTACATGGTGCAGATAAAGAGGCTTTTGTTGTTGATAGAGAAGCAACAGCAGAAACACAACGCCTACTCGAAGCCGAGTATAAGGCTAAACAAGATGCGCGTGAAAGTGCATTAAAAAAACTTGCAGACATGGCAGGACTAACCAAAGCAGAATTGGACGCAATCTTATGACAAACTACAAAGCAATTCTGGCTTCATACGGCCGTTCATTCTTAGCTGCTGCAATTGCTTGTTACCTTGCAGGAGTAACAGATCCAAAAGCATTATTAGCCGCAGGGTTAGCAGCAGTACTTCCACCACTTCTTCGCTGGATTTCACCTAGCGATAGCACTTTTGGCTACGTTAAGGTCAAAGACAACAACGAGCACTAATGCTAGGTCGTCAAGCTGCCGAAAAAATGCAACAATGGCACATTGAACGTAAAACAGGTGTTAAGGGTATGTGTCTTAAGACTTGTCGTTTAGCTTGGAATATTCCCGCAAAGTATCCGTCTGCTATATCTGCATGGGATAACACACCTAAAAAAAATAAGTTTATTGACCCAATGACCGCGCCCATAGGTGCAACACACTTTTGGAAAGGCGGACGTTTTGGGCATGTCGCGATTCAATCCCATAAAGCAGGCTATATTTGGTCTACCGATATTCCAGACAAGGACTTAATAGGTCTTACTTATTACACAAGTGTAAAAGATAAGTGGGGTTACAAATATCTTGGCTGGACTAACAAACTTAATGGGGTAGATTTGAATGTCAAAGCCTAAACCTAGAGCAAAAAAACAAACTATCGAACTACCTGATGTCATGGCTCAAGAGCTAGTAAAAGTCATTAACACCGCTCATGAAGACGGCAAACTTATTACAGGTTTTGTTTGCTTACTTGAAACTTTTGACGGACGTAAAAAAACAATTAAAATACAAGCCAACACAGATATGCCACAACACACAATCTTTGGCATAATTAACTACGCCTCAGAAAAATACGAATACAGCATTACACCGGAAGAAGAAGAAGACGATTTTTATGATCCAAATTGGCATGACGGAACGTGATTAACGAACTTGTAGGCATTATTGGTTTACTAATAACAGTCCTTGCTTTTATTATTAAAGTTACTATTGAAATTACCAAAATGAAAACCCAGTTATTTCCTAATGGTGGCTCAAGTTTGAACGATAAAGTAACACGCCTACAAATTGAGGTTTCACAAATTGCAACAACTATAGATAGTATTAACACACAGTTAGGGACACCACCCAAACGAAAGAGGTAACGTGAAACGTTACGTCATTATCTCAGACTTGCAGTACCCTTTTATTAAAAAATCATACGTTGAAAGTTTGTTAGATTACATAGATTACGTTAAACCCGATAAATTATTAAGTGTCGGTGATGAGCTTGACTGCCAAACAATATCTACTTATGCGCGTGGTACAGCCCTAGAATTTGAAGGCTCTTTGCAAAAGAATATAATAGGTCTTAAGGGCTTACTCAAAGAATTCCGCTCGGCAATTGGACGCAATAAGCCCTTTATTATACAACGAAGCAACCACACAATTCGCATAGAAAAATACGTGGCAAGACACGCGCCTGCAATGTCACAAATAGATGCAATTAAAATAGAAAACCTTTTAGGTTACAACGACAAAGACATAAACGTGCAATACAACAGATCATTGACCGAAATAGCCAAAAACGTAATCATGGCGCATGGCGACGAAGGCAGACTTTTTAACGGAGCAGGTCAAACCGCTCTTGGATTAGCTGTAAGAACAGGTAAAAATGTAATTTGTGGTCACACACATAGGCAAGGCATAAGCTCTGCTAGTACTGGTTATGCTGGAAAACTTAATACATTGTGGGGTTGTGAAGTCGGACATCTTTGTGACCTTAATTCTGCTGGTATGCGTTATATGAAAGAAGGACACGCTAACTGGCAGGCAGGTTTTGGCATACTTTATGAGCAAGACGGCATAGTTAAGCCTGAGTTAGTACCTTTCAATAAAGACGGCTCGTTTATAGCTGAGGGTGAACTTTGGCATTAGCCGTTACCAAATTGTTATAATTCAATACAGGTTTTTGACACACCTTTGTTCTAACCTCGTTTTAACGAAAGGAACAAATGGATAAAGAATTCTATCCAATATCCACACTTTTAGAACACTCTTACCACGCCATATTTTATTATCACCGCGAAAGGTGTGTATACAATATACAAATTTGTCGTGAAGATTGTGAAAACAAAATGTTACAACTGCAAGAATTTCGTGGACTATTTATAGGAGTGAACTAATGGATTATTTGAAGAATTATATTGAGGTTAAAGATCGCATACAAATGTTTTATGCTGCTTATCCCGAAGGTCTTTTATCTTTTGATTACAGAGGCATCATTGAATTAAATGGTGAAACTTATATTTATGGTAAAGCGTTTGCCTACCCAGTCAGAGGTGAGTTGTATCATGCCGCGGGTTGGGCTTGGGAGCGCGTTCCGGCTAAAGGTTTTGCGCGCGGTGCAGAAATGATGACATTAGAAACAAGTGCTTGGGGTCGTGCTATTGCAGCTCTTGGTATTGCGGTTTCTAAAGGTATTGCTTCAAGAGAGGAAGTGCAAAGAGTGAACCCAGAAAATGACCCGTGGCAGACACCAGATAGCCCTACAAAGGCCGTAGAGGGCAAAATTAGCGCTTTAGGTGGCAAAGTGATAGCACAACATACAAACAACGAATCCTCAAGTTATTCACCTAAAGGAACTGCGGCTAGTGAAAAGCAAGTAAATTACCTATACAGTTTATTCAAACAAAGTTATTCAGGTGATTGTAATCATGGTGATTTACTCAAATTCCTATCAGACACTAACGACCTGCCAATTAAATCGGTTAAAGAGATACCTTTCAGAATGGTAAAAAAACTTTTGGACAACCAACAGTTAATCTCAGAATCGGTGCATGCTTGGCAAGCACCTTCAGGTCTTCCAGCAGCTGATGAAAAAGTAGAATGGGAAACAGCACAATTTTAGACATACTTTTAATTGATCCATATTTTAATGACGTTGAACTACTACCAAGCGACTATCGGAAAATAGCCGTTTGTGAGTCGTCATTAAATCCAAGAGCGGTTAATCCGTCTGGAAAATATAGGGGTATGTTCCAGTTTGATAACCGCTCGTGGACGTGGGTGGGCGGTTCTGGCGATCCGTCCACAGCGTCTATTGCAGAACAATACAAACGTGCACGCATACTTGTAGCAAGGCAAGGATTTGATAGAGCCTTTCCTCAATGTGCTAAAAAAATGGGGGTCAAATAAATGGAAGTTATTACAGCGTTTCTTGGAATGTTCCTAGTGTTATTAGTGTTATTTATGCGACAATAAGACATAGGAAGGGGGGCAAAATGGATTACAAAGACGTATACCGCGTTGAACAGGCTTTAAGAGCTTCTATCTCTTATGACCTACTTAACCGAGCACAGGACTTTAAAAACAAAGATGATATGGAAGAAGCAAGAAAGATTGTAGAACAAAAACACTAGCTAAGAACAGGGGCAACACATGGGAACACCTTTAGGTAGAGAAGTTGTAATAGCTTTATTATTAAGTGGAATATTTACTCTTGGTCTTATTCAACTTTGGGAGTGGGTGAAAGCGTATGCTAGAACTTATTGCAAGGTGCGGTAATTGCGGTGCATGGTGTTACAAAGCCTTTTACTGCAAACCTTGTATGAAACGTATTAAATGAATCTTGGTAAATTTGATTGCGCCACAGGTTTAATAAACGTTCTTTATACAAAGAACGATTTGACTGTTAGAAATGCTTCAATTAAAGATTTAACTTTTATAGATAAAATGCAAAAAGAAAACTCGTATGCAGTTGGTTTTATTCAAAGAACTATATGGGACGATTATGTATTTGGCGGACAAAGAAATTTTGTTGTATTTATATGTGAAAAAAATCAAGACATGGTTGGTTATGTTCTTTTAACTCCAGGAAGGGCTGTCAATACTTACGTCAGAATTCAACAAATCGCTGTTCGTGAAGACGCTCGCAGATTAGATTATGGCTCAGCTCTTATTGCAGTTGTTAAAGATTTTTGTGAGACATTCTCTCGTTCTGGTGCTAGGTTACGTTGTCGTTTAGATTTGGACTCTAACCGCTTTTGGCAGGCTTTAGGATTTATAAAATATGGAGTGTGGCTCAAAGGTATGATTAACCACGTTGGATTTAAGGCAAGTAATGATATAAATCTTTGGCAGATAGATTTGAATGATAATATTCAAACGTTATTTGATTTAGAAATCCTAGACACAAATTTGTGGATACCAAATGAATTTACTTCTAATCTTAAGGCAAGGTAAATAATGGCTACTTATGTGTGGTGCAAAACTTGTTACAAAATGATAGCAAAAGAGTTATTACATGATTGTGAAAATGACTGATACAATTTATCTTCACTACCATTACGATTACGACAACAGCATAGAAGTGTTATGCAAAAACGCTAAGTGTTACCAAAAACGTTTAGAAGATAAAAAAAAGTTAATACACTATCAGGACCAAGTAGATCGTGATTTAGAATTAAAAAACAATTTACAAGCTATAGATGATTACATTCAAGACCCAAGAATAGACAA